CGAAAAGTTGGGAGGGATGAAATTCCCTCCTTTATTTTTTATCGATTTATATATTATATTCATAATATGGAGATAACGAAAGGATGAATATAATATGATTGAGATTACGGATAAGAATTATAATGATGCTTTATTACACCTTCAATCGATTGTCGAGCGTGTTGTTCAAATTACGGAATTGATGCAACGCGGTGAAGTTGAAACAGCAAAGGTAGAAATGAATGAGCTTTATATCGAATCTGTAAAATCGGATGCACGGACATTCGGAAGTATGATTGTTCGGATGATTGAGCATCTTCTCAAACTTGCGTATTGTGATAATTATGAGGATATCATACGTGATGCAAGAGGATGGGAAGTATCTATTAATAAACGGCGAGATGATATTATCGATGATACTGATTGGGGTTTCGATAGTCAAGAAACGAATATCCTACATAAGGTCGATCATGATATGCCCATTCATTATATGAAGGGAGTTCGTAGATATAATAAAGCCGTGGATGGAAACCAATCTCTTCGAAGGAATAGTAAATTGATTCCAAAAGAATGCCCATGGAATATCGGTGATCTTCTTGATAAGAAAAATATTGAACTTGTCGAAATGTTGAATAGACATACCGGATATTATCGACAGTACTTAATGGAATATTATCCAGAACATCTTTTAGATATTAACGTTGGGCAATAAAATATAGGAGGGAAATTTCCTCCTATATTTTTTTATTAAAATTCAAATACTTCAGGCTCGATGTATTTCTTTTTGTAGAATTCAGTTTTCTTACGTTTTGGAAAAATCTGTGTAAATGGGAATAGAATTTCTTTATCCAATACAACTGCAAATTGTGTATGTTCTGTTGGCTTGTCATGTGGATGACACGTTTCCGTATGACAAATATAGTGGGAATCTCCTACCATTTCAAGGTTTTCTTTCAACTCACAAATCGGACAGTTCATTTAAAGTTTCCCTCCTTCTTAAAGGAATGATCGATAGAGAAAGGTTGATCGTATGAATTTCTTAGAATTCAAAAATCTTCCCTATGGATTTTATGAATTGGATAACGACAAAGTTCTATTTACAGAAAATGCAAAATATGGCTCTGTCGATTTCATGAAATTAAATGCGCGACAAATTCGTTTACCTGATGGTCGCGGTAATATTGTGTTTTTGTTATCCAATACGTTTGAACATGGGTTAGATATACTAAAGTCTGGAACATTTGTTGTTCCTCCAACGTATCGCAAATTCTTTTTCCCGCCGGTAAAGGTTGGGTCTTTCATGGGAAAACGATTCCGCATGAATCTACTCCAAAAACAACCAAAACGATTTGCGTTCATCAAAGAACATTTTCCGACATTACAACCAGTACCAACACGCACACTCGCTCCAACAATTATGAATACATTCGTAAATCTATCCGATCTCTATAAATGTGTGAATCATATCGCTGTGCGATATCCAATCAAACGGTTGTACCAAGAATATTTCAAAAACCTAAAAGAGATTGTTGATCAAATGACTCCACCGGTTGTTGTGAAAGAAGATGAGACGACTCCTCCCAATCCGGAAGATAACAATCGTCTTTGGATTATTGATGTCGACCAATTCCGTTTCGAATCATTGGATGTGCAGACGTATAAAACGAATCCTCTCTTTCTGATTTATTATGCATATCTTCGGGATAAAGATTTGACTGGCTATGAAATTGATCAGGATATGATGATCTGTTCCTCGAAGTTTGTCATGAAATTTAACCCATCACAAATGACGAGAGAAAATATGGGTGAATTCAGGCGAGCACTTTTCCGTATTATGAATGCGGATTTGGAGAAAGCAGTTACCGATCTCCCACCCAATGAGAAAGAGCGAGAGATTGGAGAAACACCAAATTCAGATAAACTTGATCAGGAGATTGATAAACATACTTCTCTAATTGCTCCAGATATTAAAAAGGATACCGAAAAGGTATTGAAGAATTCGATTGCAAAAAAGGTGCAACAGAAAAAAGAAGAGCGAGAAGTATCAACCCAACAACCAACACCAGATGCTCCTCCGGATATGGAATCCCCAGGAAAGAAATCATTATTTCAATCCGTTGTCTCAGATGATCGACCGGAAGATGATTCTGATGACGAGTATGATGATTATGGAGATATCCCGAACGAAGAAGATGAAGAAGATACTGCCGAAGATGTTAGCGATAGTACCGATGATGAAGAAGTAAAAGATGAAGTGAATGAAGAAATTCAGGATAAAATTATTCCCATCAAAGATACAACATCCTCTCCTGTCAATTCGGCACGCGATTTAAAACTTCGAGAAGAGCAAAAGAAGATCATGGTTCGAGATTCCACGATTGAAACCATTCTTGCGCGTGATACATCAAACGTCCCAATCGAAGAAGAAGATAAAACAGCACAATTGAAGACAGCAAATCCACACGTGAAAAAGGTGAAGTTTGCTAACTTCGAAAAAACATATCTCTCCAAGTTATTCCATAAGGATATGGTCTCTTGTTTTGATATGTTAAAAGATAAGAATAATCCATTCTACATTACCGGTGTCGAGATTGAAGATACATCAACACCGGAAGATGTAAAAGAAACATGGCATGTTCATCTAACGAATGGAGATAAAAAACGTTCCACCATCAGTATTGATGTACCGAAATTCTATCAGAATAAATATATGATTATTGGCGGAAATAAGTATATTATTCTGAAACAAAATTTCTACAATCCGTTGGTAAAAGATACCGATGATACTGTCATCATGACGACAAATTTCAACAAGGTGACCATTACACGAAAGGCAACCAAATCATTGTCTCCGGTCGAAAAACTGTTTTCATTCATTCGAAAGACAAACAGTCCTCTCTTCACTGCAGGTGATTCAACGAAGGATAACGATCGTTATATTTCCACATTGGAATATGATGAATTTGCCCGCCGCATTTTCAAATTTGAAACAGAAACATGTCACATTTTCTTTTCACGAAAATATATTGAATCCAATCTTATGGACCGGATTCCTCATGACATCAAAGGGGATGAATTCTTCATTGGATGGGAAAATGATACACCAATTCTCATCAATGAAGATAGTGGATTGGATCAAAAAGATCGTAGCATCTATGATATTATCGCTGCAAATCTTTCCGAAGATCAACAGAAGATTCTACATTCCATCAAAGCTCCAAAACAATCCATGTATGTAGAAGCTAAGATGGCTGGTATCTTTGTACCAATGGCAATTATTATCACCAGTTGGGTTGGGTTCGAAGAGCTCTTAAAACGTATGGGTATCAAATACGAATTCATGGATGGCGTAAAGAAGATTCCAACCGACAACAGTCGTTATTATCTCCGATTCAAAGATGGTATTCTTGCCTATGAGAAAAAGATGTTTGCCGAGCTTCTCTTGAACGGATTGAACAAATTGAATTTGGATCAGATGGAGTTTGCTTCACTGAATGACCGTGAAAGTGTTGCTGATTATATCAAGACACTCTTTGGTACATACAACGGAATGAATGAGTTGTATAACTTCTATGAATTCATGATGGATCCAATTACGGTTGATATTTGTAAAGATCTCCTTCTTCCAACGAATATCATTGATCTTTGCATTCATGCAACAAAACTTCTTTCCGATAACAAAAAAGTATCAAAGGTATATGATTATTCCTTCCGCACACGATCGATTGAAATCATTCCGGCTATGTTGTATTCACTGATCGCTGCGCAATATAAAGCTCACGTGAAATCCGGTGGACGGTTACCAATGACATTGAAGCGGGAAGCATTGATTTCAAAACTCATTCAAGAGAAGACGGTAGATGAATACTCAACACTGAATCCATCGTCGGAAATGACAAAGACCCATGTAATTTCCATGAAAGGATACCGTGGTTCAAACTCAGAGTATGCATACGATAAGCAGAAAAGAGCATACGATCCCACTGCCATTGGAAAGTTGTCAATGTCTACATCTCCTGATGGAAACGTTGGTATCAACCGATATTTGACGGCAGAGCCAAACATTCGAAATGCCCGCGGATATCGTGATCCTGTCGATGATGTTGATACATTCAAAGATGTCAACGTATTTGACCCCATTGAATTGTTGACACCTGGAGCGGTACGACAGGATGATCCAGTCCGTACAGCAATTGCAGGAAAACAATCAGGTCACGTTGTTCCAACGGTTGGGTCGCAAGCATCACTGATTTCGAATGGATTTGATGAAGCCGTCCAATTCCATCTTTCCAATGATTTCGTTATCAATGCCGAAGAAGATGGAGAAGTTGTTGATGTTAATGAAGAAACTGGATTTATTATGGTCAAATATAAGTCTGGAAAACATCAGGCAATTAATTTGAATCATGATATTGTTAAGAACTCCGGTGGCGGATTCTACATGTCCAATACACTGAAACCGACGTTAACGAAGGTTGGTGCAAAGTTCAAAGCAAATGCGATTCTTGCCTATCATCCAAAATATTTCAACTATTCTCCGCTTACTGGCCTTCGTTATTCGATGGGCCCATTGGCAAAAGTTGCATTCCTAAATACATACAATACCTATGAAGATGCTGGTTTCATTACCGAAGAATTTGGACGAAAATTGGAAACGGCAATTGTTTATAAACAGGAAGCCACGTTCAAAGCAGGATCCAATATTCTTGAAATGAAACAGATTGGTGATCATGTCGTCATTGGCGATGCATTGATGAAATTCACAAATTCTTTCGATGACAAAGAGATCATGAAGTACTTGACAAAGTTAAGTGATGAAAGTGATCGTGAAATGTTAGAGGAAGAAATCAACAACGAAGTGAAAGCTCGCCATGCTGGCAAGATCATTGACATCAAAGTATATACGCGACTTGATCCATCCAATTTGTCAGATTCTCTCGGAGATATTGTTCAGAAATATTTCGATAAAGGAAATAAGAAGAAAGAATATCTCAAATCCTTCGATCCATCGGATGGAGCAATTCATGCTGGATATCTTGTTACGGATAACACTGCACCGTTGGTAAACCGATACAACATGGTGAAGAAACATAAGGGCATTGATGTTCTGATCGAGTTCTATATCGAACACGGAGATACCTGTGGTGTTGGTGATAAGATTGCACTTTACTCTGCAAATAAACAAGTCATCTCGGAAGTATGCCCTGAAGGATATGAACCATATTCGGAATTCCGACCTGATGAGAATGTCGATGTTTTTTGTAGTCCAGTAACCATTTCACGTCGTATGACAAAATCTTCTGAATTCCTACTTGCTACCGGAAAGGTATTAGTGGAATTGAAACGACGTGTCAAATCGATGATTAAGTTTGGTCAGTAGATTTAGGAAGGAGGGAATTCCCTCCTTCCTTTTTTATTCTATGATGAACCCATAGTTATAATACGCTCGGAAGAGGTGATTTGTTTATGGCAATTGATGGAAATCGATTGGGGTATGATGGATCCTTAACGGTTGATGAATATGGAAATAATAAAATTATCGAAACACCAGAGATGATTCGAAATATTATTACATGGATTTTATTTGCAACACCAGGATCCTATCCGTCCATTCCACAATTAGGATTGAATATTCGAGAATTGCTGTATAGTCATTATGACGATTTGGATCCAAATCAATTGGCAAATCGCATCATTGCACAATGTGAAGAATTGTCTTATTATTTCAATAAAAAAGAATTATCGGTACGGAAACAAAAATACTACAATCGCCCTGCAATCTATATCAACATTACCATTAGCGGCAATGTATATGGAGCAAACGATGATCATAGCAGTAATTATACGATTCTTGCTGCAATCGATGAAATGAATGAGTTGTTTATTGATGTCGATAGTTCTCCTTATAAGAAGAAATCAAAACTTCCAACGGAAAAGATTATCACAACATCAAATGAAAAATTACAATCCATTCCATTGAAGATTCGGATCTGATTGGAGGTATCCTATGAAAGTTATCAATCGGAAAGAAGTAGAAGATCTAATCTATCGCGTCTTTGATAAATTGGATCCTACTGGAATTAATACTGATCATTATCGGAATATTTTCTCCGTCATGAAAGATGAAGAGTTTGCAAAATTTATGAAATCATTCTTGGATGATGAAAAGGATAATTTCGCATTCCAGCTCATCGATTATGAAAATAAACTTGATATGCAGAATTGTGAAAATGCTGCAAATGAATTGAAAATTCCACTCATGGAATATGTTTATCTTCCCCATTTAAATCGCGACCATAACAATGTTATTGTTACGAAAGAAAAATGTCTGGTTGGATATTACAACGTAAAACGCACGCAGCAAATGCTTCATAAGAAAAATGGTATGACCATTAACAATGAAAAAGTATCCATGCTGACCGGTCAGGTTATCAATGAAGATAAGAATTCGCGAAACAGTGATATTGAGGCAACAATGCTTGTCTCTATTGGTGCAGATAAAATCCTGCAAGAGTTGCATGGGCCACGTTCCGATGATATGGTGATGAAACGTGAGATGGAGAAATCCATCGCACAAGATGGATACGTTGAGCTAGAATCCCTCACAAATGATCCTCGTAACAAAACAACATTGAATACTGTAAATACGTATCTATTGGCTGCCGCATTGAAAACGGATTTGATTACAGACAGTTATCTTCTTCCAAAAACACAAGAAGATATGGGTGTTTAATCGAGTAAATAAGATATTGGGGGCAACACTAAAATATAAAGTCGTGCTCCAACGTATATATTGTAAGTTTGAGAATAAGGAGAGATATCCATGGTAAAAATTCAAGTTCTTGGCAACGGTCTCATTCCTCGTATTGGAATGCTTGCCCCAATCACAGAACCATTTCCAGTAGGTCGTATGACTGCTGCAACGATTCTGCAGACATCGCCGAATCTCACAGTGAATTATCTCAACCCGAAGGATGGGAAGTTCCATGCTCTGACCAATCAGAACATCACGCGGGTATTCGATGAGTTTGAGGATGATGAGGCTGCTGCTACCGTAGAGGCTCCAGCGGAAGCACCCGTTGTGAATGAAACTCCTTCCGAAGTAAGTGCACCGACACCTCCTGCAGAACCGGAAGTAAATGATGCCCCAGTTGAGTCCGACAAAAGCGAAATGGTTTCGGAGAATACGGAGTCGGATGAAACTTCAGAAAATACGGAAGGTGTAGAAGAGAATGACGATCTTTCACCTGTCGAGGGTCGTAATTCAAAGAAGAAGAATAAGAGACACTAATCCAACAGATAAAAGGAGGGGATTTGTCCCCTCTTTTTATCTCTTATTTTATGATGAAAAGGAATGGATGAATTTTGGAAAAACCAGTTGTCGTTGCCATTGACTTTAACAACTTTCTATTTCAATCGTATTATGGAGAAAAACTTTACAATAGCAAAGGTCAAAATGTAAATGCGATTCGAGGATTCTTTTATAAATTACGCGAATTGAAAGAAGCATTGAATCCAAATTATATCGTGATATGCAATGATGTCAGTCGTGAATCGACATTCCGACGGAAGTTATGTAAAACCTACAAAGCGAATCGAAAACAGAAAGATGATGATATTCTGTTTCAAATGAAATATACTCTTCATCTTTGTGCATTGTTGGGATATCCGATCATCAATCATGCGGAGTATGAAGCAGATGATGTCCTCGGTATGGTATCTCGATACTGCATGGATCATGATATGTATTGCATCCTTGTCTCATCTGATAAAGATCTCTATCAATTGGTGAATGATAGCGTCTATGTATATTCCCCTCGAAACAAAGAGTATGTCGATGGGGAATGGTTGATGGAAAAGTATAGCTTAACACCAGATCAATGGATTGAATTAAAGGTTATCCAAGGAGATCATTCTGATAATATCGTTGGGATTCCAGGAATTGGAGAAGTAACTGCATTAAAACTTATGCGAGAATATCATTCGATTGAAAATATCTACAATCATCTGAATGAATTACAAGCTCGAACCAAAATGCTACTTGAGAATGGAAAAGATTCCATTCCATTAACAAAGACATTGGTGACAATCATTACAGACTATGCAAAATTAAATATTAATGAGGAATCATTTCAAAGAAAACCAATTGCATATGATGGGATCGATGCGGTATTATCCGAGCTTGAGATATACTCCCTAGGGGATATCATGCAGTACTCGTTATATAAATGACACGATATGAAGGAGTGACGATAATGATTCAGTGCATTTGTGAATCAAAGCTTTCCACAAGTTATGTGTTTCAAGATATTCGTGAAAAGTTGCAAGGGAATAGTGATCCAATGGTGCGAGCTGTGGATCTGATTAAAAATGCCAAACATTTAACGATTGATGATATTGAAGGAATTTATATTCAGCTGAAGCAGTATACAAATTCTCTATCAAGAGCAGCAATTTCAAAATTTGAGAATGGGAATATCATCCTTCTATATAATGACAATCCTGCAAATTCATTAACACAGACATTGCCATTTATGACATTTCGTCGAGCGGATACATATATCACATATCTATTCATTGATCGTTTTGTGACGCACAATAAAGCCGGTGTTATGAACATCAGTGTTCCAATTCTTCATGATCTTATCGTAGGTGCAGCCATCAGTAATGCACTGTATACAGATTATACTCGATTGACGCAATCTCCTTATCTAGAGAATACGTTGATGGAATGTTATATGGAGCTTTTTGTACGCATCCTCAATCGAGAATATGCAATTGGGACAGACAAACGTATTTTTGAATCAGCAAAATACTATATTCGAAAATTCTTCCTCATTCATATTTTCGGTTCCATTCATCCAATGGAGACCATTGATCAGGAAGCACTGGCAAAACTGACACATCTTAATGAAATGGATATCCAGCTTCTTAAATCCAATTGGGCGAATGCAAACCCATCGGATATTCGCGGATTACTGGAATTGCTAACAGAACTTACTCCACGAATGAAAACATTGGAGTTGGGATCATTCTTATCCCAGTGGATTAATATGTATTATATGCCCGCACTATTTGCGGTAGACACCATCGAATATATCATCTTTGCCGTTCTTACAATTCTGAATGGTAATAATATCATTTCGATCGGTGCTGCAAATACGATCAAAGATATTCGGAATATTAATTCCATTCGTGAGGAACTTTTGAAGTTAATTCAGGTGAATTAATTCCATTAGAAAAGGAGATATACTTTTATGATTCAGCGAGTCATTGATCAGGTTGAAATTCCGGAGGATATTGCAAAAGAACTATCCGATCTTCTTGTGAAGCAGGTTGTTCGGGAACGTGTACTTCTTGCATCGCTTTCTGATCCAGTAAAGTTTGAAGAAGCAGAAAAGCTTGTTCTTCCAATTACAGAAAAGATTGAAGCAATGAAGACGCGAATTACGCAGTCTTATATCCCTGAAAAGTATAATGATTCCAAATATATTTGGAATTATAATGGGTATGCGGTTTCTCAGAATAAGATTGAAATCATTGAATCTGTATGATGAAAATGAGAAGGGAATATTCCCTTCTCATTTATTATTTCATTGAAAGGAAATCGATATGCATAATCTCAAATTGTTTGAAGAAGACTTTGATATCATTCATGGAGTATCTTTTGGATATAAATATTGTGAGGATAATTTATACATTTATGGATCTCCACATGGATATATTATCGGATTATATGATTTGAATTATGACAACCGATGGGGATGGTTGACTGAAAATGTGCGCAATAGCCTTTTGGCCATAAAGCCGGATCTTACAAAAGGTGAGCTTTATGATATTTATAAAGCAATCATTCAGCTTTCACGGCGTTATCCTACATACTTGTCGATTCCAAAAGTTACGCAGTCGATGTGTAATCAGTTCCAAAAATTGATTACTGCATATCGAGATCTCACGGTTGAATCGACATTAGTGGAATATCATAACTTGAGAAAAAGTTTCATTAAAAAATTCAATTGGGCAACGTATCATTTTCTGATCAATTCAATTTATGAATATGATTTTAACCAAGACTATGCAGCAGAATATTTCAATGAATACATGGAACGTCGAGTTGATAACGAAATTATATGTATGAAATATTATGATGAACATTATCGGTTCGGGTGATAAAATGAGAGGGGGAATCCCCCTCTCATTCTTTTTTATCAATTCACGGAATATATAAAGTGATTGATAAGGAGTAGATGATATTCAATGGATACATTATATGATGTGCTGAATAAATATAAAGATAAAATTCACAATCAACCGAAAGATTCGGATGCATTTTATACCATGACAAATGGTGCCCGTATACGTATTCATCGTTTGAATACCGAAGCAACGAAGTGTACCATCGCAATCGGTACAGGAGTTGTCGAGACAGGCGAAACAATTTACATGGATAATGATAATATTCTGATGGGGTTGACCATCTATCCGAAGGCAACATTAAAAATTACAAAACAATTGTTATTGAACCATGGATGTTCGATTGAATGTAATGGTGGTTTAATTATCGAAAAACGAGCACGATTGTATTTGCGTGGAAATAAATCCAATGTAGTCGCATCAAACACAAGCACGGTGACAATCGATAATAGTTCCGATGTTATTGTCAACGAAGGATCCTTGTGTGAAATATTTGGTTCCATCAATATCGACGTTTCTCGTTTACGTGTGTTAAAAAACAATCCGCGTTTCATCCTCGCAGATGGTATTGATTTAAAGATTACAAACATTCCCGAATTGAAAGATGTTTATACGCTCAATCAATATTTGAAATCCATCCATGGTCAAAATTTAACGCCAAATAGCATTGGAGAAAAAGTGTACAATAGCGGAAAATCCATCATGGGATATTCTTATGTGTATGGGGATTATGCGGCCAATTTCTGGGGATGTGATGTTCGACTATTCAAAGGGGATATCATTCTTGGAAACTTCCATGCTCTTTTCTATGGAAGTGTTGGTACCAATTGTGAATCATATGAATGTGCAAAAGAATACAAAGATTCACATTATTTCAGAAATTTAACCATTGAAAAATCAGCTACACTTCATATCGTCGATAAAGTAAAAGAATCCAATACATATATGCCAGGATTATACATTGGATATTCCTCGAAAGAAGCAAAGAAATCTTCCATGAATAATCATGCAAAATGTGATGTCTATGGAAAGTTAATCTGCCATGGAACGGATAGTGTTGTAATATTGGATAATGCCGTATTTACAATCATGGAAGATGCAGAAGTATATCTTTACGATCATGCAACATTCAAATTACGAAATCATGGTATTCTAAAAATCGATGGAACACTTCGTATCGATTCGATTGATCGTATGGTTGGATTTATGCCGGATGATATCATCTTTGGTAAGAATGGTCGACTCATTATCGAGAATACGGATCATACAGAAGATTTTATTTGGCTGGAAACACCAGTCGGATTTAAATCCCATAAAATTCATCAACTAATTACAGGAGATATGATTCAACATCTTACCGTTAAATTCAATAAACATATTGGAATCAAATTGGATACCTATAAAAAATATTTCGGAAGAGATATTCCTTATTGGTTTTTTGGGAAGAGATTTGAAGAATGCATTGCGGAAGGGATTTTCGAATGGGATTGCGGATTCATTGAATTGGACTATTCTATTTTCGAATGGTTGACACATGAATCAAACCTAAAAGATGTCGGAATTCTTTTTGATACCCATGCATCTTATGGGGTAGAACGATTGCAAGAATTGGTATCAAAGATTCATACGTTTGATAACATCAATTGTATCATTTTCAAATTCATCTCTAGAAAACATGTGAAACGAATTCCATTGTATTTAAAGAATATCAATATTCGCCATTTTTATTACAATGGAATGAACGATAAATACATTCTTAAAACAAATAACGATGGAATGTTATATTTGACCAATACAGAAGTCCATGATGTAACAAAGAATTATTTGCAAAAGGAAATTATTTACCATAATGAAACAGAATTCAATGTGAAATAAATTATGGAAGGGGAGAAATCCCCTTCCATATTTCATCAACGATGAAGCCATTCGGAAATCATATTCTTTGATTTAATCAGGATGCGTTTGTCTGTGAGAGGCTGTACAAAAATATTTGCATTCTCCTGAACTACAGCACTATCTCCGCACATACCAATGATATTTGATTCATCAATATGGAATGATTCGCAGAGAAGCTTCATTTCATCGGAATTGGAACGAAGCATTTCACGGAGTTCATCAAATGTAACAAGCGTGCCGCCAAATGTTTCCTGGAAATGTTTGGTCTGGTTTGCAGATTCCATCAATGGTTGATTGAGTTCTGCGAGTGCATCCGAGTGGGAAGGATAATTAACCCAATCATATGTAATAAGGCGTGTCAGAATAATGGTTGGTTTTCCATCCACATTTGTCATATTACCAAATACACGTGCACTGAACCCCGGAACGATCTTTCCGTCGATGATCTTGACCGCCATATTACGTCCGCATTCAGTGCCATTGTCGGTCTGAATATGTGCCTTTAGTTTATTTGCTTCACAACGGGGATTTCGAATGTAATGGGATGCGCGTCCAAGGTCTGTTGCTGTAAGACGTGTAATTGGCAATTTCTGTCCGTCAATCATTGGACTTGGATGATCTTCTTCCCCTTGCCAACAATTCCGTTTTCGCTGATCGGTAACATATGGATCGGTTTGCACCATCGTCCACACATTATCCTGTAGATAATTTCTACCGTTACGATTCAGAACACCAAACGATTGTAGGATAGATTCAAAGTCAACAATGGGAAATCCATTGGATCCTTCACGGACAGTATATCCAAAGTTTTCATAATCCTCAGGAAATGACGTTTGTTCTGAAATGTAACATAATCCATCTGTTAATTGTTTCATTTTGAATCCCTCCAATTAACCGAGGACAATATCATCATCCGATGTTTTGTCATTCTTTGTATCTTCTTTGGAATCCTTCGTATCCTTTTCAACATCTTCTGCTGCTTCTTTTTCCGTGTCAATTAACTGCGCACGAAGCTTTTCACTCTTCTTACGAAGTTCATCGACAGAAGCCTGCTGCTTCTTCAGAATTTCTTCCTTCTTATCATCGTCGATGTTTTTTCGATTCTTGAGCTGTTCCATATTGCGCTCAATAAGACGAATCTGCTCATCGAGTTCCATGATCGTATTTACTTTACGACGATATCGGATGGCAACAATACACTGGATGAGGGGAATGATTCCAAATAACGTACGCTTTACAATGGTGAATACGTTCTTTCCAGTCTTGAGGATTGTGCCGAGGCTGTCAAAGATTTGAAAAATATTATTTGTCATCATAGTAACAGCTGCAGCATTTTCATGGACAGGAAGAACCATGTTCTCAGAAATCTTTACAATTTCCTTGAGATAGGTAGAATGATCCTTATCCTTCAACTTCTCCACCATTCGATGAAGCGTATCAAAGATGAGCCCACCATGCTCTGCATACTTCTCCTTCGAACCCTGCTTTGCAATATTGCTATCAAGGTTATAATAGCAAGCAAGCGCATATTGGGCAGTAGTATACATCACATACACAGTGCACTCATATTCCATGATAATGAGATCGGATTGTTTGGAATATGCATTCTCATAGTACTGTTTGTATGATCTCAGGACGGACACTCCACCCTCGATGCTATCGGCTACCTTATTTGCAGTTGCCTGCTTCATTTCTTTTAGAACTCGAATCGATGTTTCAAGTTCTGCAATATTCTTAAAGTTATCGATATTGCCTTTTGATGCACGGATATCACTATCCACTTTTGTTAGCTTCTTCGTAGTGAATTTCGATACAATCTTTCGCGTAAGGTTCTTAATGAGTTTAAGAAGTTTCCCACCAAAAGCTTTTACATCAACAGATGCTTCCGTGTATGCCGTAGTTCCTTCAGTATATCCATGCATGAAGATATCCTGAATATCATATTTCAAATTCTTCGTATACATTCACAACATCTCCTATATCAACGATTGATCATCTTGCTAAGTTCTGAACTGATTCTAGAATTATCCTGCTTCTGGATCTCAGCATCGAGAGAAGCAATGGACTGAACATCCCAGTCGGCATTTCCATCAAAATACATCTTCATTGTTCCAGCAACTTCATCGACAATTGTCAATGCAATAAGGAATAGTGATTGACAGAATTTTGCGGTTACTGTAGGATCTCCTAGATCAATGCCTGTATTATCTCGCAGGTAAATCACATCTGCCTGAGAAAGAACCATGGTGCCATTTGGAATTGGAAGTGCCTTTCCATGAACATTCATGATTGTTCCAGAAAGTTTCTGATAATCCGCGAGCTGCTTCAGTGTCGAAAGCCATGCATTGCTCTTCTTGAGAGCACGTGCAGCATTCTTCTTAATATTTGAAAGATTGAGGAAATAATCCTTTGCTGAAATTTCCCCACTCGTATAACGAACCTTCTGAAGCTTTCGATTGGAACCATTCACAATATCTTCGAGATCATCATTTAGATCCTTTAGTTCAATTGGATGTAGAACCGTCTTAACACCAATAACATAGGTAACCGCATCGCTGATTTCTTTTTTACCATTACGAATTTTGAATGTTGCTGAAATTGCAAATGGAGCAAGAGAATTCCACTTACGAATCTCTACATCTTTTAACACGGATGGGTGCGGCTGTGCCTTAGGATCCTTAGGCGGAGGTGCTGATACACCATTTGGTTTTGCTTCTAGGTAATTAAATCCAGTCAATGGTGGATTTGCGAGACGAGCACTCTCACTGATAAAATATGCCATTTCCTTCGTCGGTGCAAATGCGTTGCATTCTAGGATTAGATTGTCGTTGATTTCAAATACGCGGTGCAGAGATTCGATCATTAGACGATCGAGTTCATCGATTCCATTTGATGATTCACCGTACATGTCGCGGGTTGCTGACATTGGATTGATTTTTGTACCGTATCCAGAAGAATCAAGATTGATATGAAATTGCCGGAGAAATTTCATCCCATTGGCATCTTCTTGGTCAATGATTGGATGTTGTGCAAGTGCGGACTGAACGAGAGATGCATAATATCGTTCAAATGTTTTTCCAATCACCTGCGCTTCATTGATACGAATTGATTTCGTAATATAGATGGGAAATTGTAGAATCGATTTTGATGCTTTCGAAATAATGCTGGTTACCGGCGACATATTCTTCTTAACGGATGAAAACATCGAATTGACCGATTTCGCACTCTTCGCGGCATCATACAATTGATTTTCAACTTTACCAAGATTAATAACATTCTGAGGCGTAGCCATACTAATTACTCCTTTTTATAAAAAATAAAGAAACAAGCCCAACTTTATTAAGGTTTTGTTTCGGGGTGTGCAAAAAAGATGACGATTATTCGTCATCTTTCACCCATGCTTCCATGAGCAATTCTTGAATTACTTCATCCGATTCATGTGCATCAACATCAACACCAATCTGAATCAGTTTCTTGATGCGTTCTTTTCGATTCATATGATCGAGAAGATTTAATCTTCCAGCAGCTGTCGAAGCCATAGAATCATTATCCGCTTCTTTTATTTTTCGTTGAAGTTTACGAATAGAATCTTGAATACGTTTCGGATTCCATTTGATTGGATCGACTTCTCCTTTACTGAATAATCGATTCAAATCGATTACTGGAATCTTAAATCGTTCCATTAGATATTCGGCAAGAATTTCAAGATACACATATTCTTGATCCGTTGTAATTAATACAACATCAAGATGTTCACCGAACGGTTCGACGATTGAATAATATAGAGTATTGTACTCTAGATCCAAATCTTCATAGAATCCTCGTTTTAGTACATCTAAGTTCTGTGTCTCAATCCAGATATTCTGATTCTCGAAAGAGGGGAATAACGCATTTGCACTGGATACCGATAACGAATTATTCCCTGCAATCATTCCGGCAGATATGATACGATATTCCAAATAAGATAATTCGTCTCTAGTGAAATAATCAATCATATGCATGAGAAATTTCTCATGGCTCACCATGTAGATCATATTGACTCCTTAAAAAATGAAATACATAGGAAGGGGAATGTTCCCCTTCCTACATAAATCACATTTTACTTTTTGCGACGAATCGGAGCAAACATTTCTGTATCATCGTCCTCATCGCTTGCAAAGTCTCCGTCGGACGGATGAGCCGCTTCTACCGAAAGATCATTTTCAGTATCATCGTAATCATCTTCTACCGGCTCTTCATCCTCTGAATCATTCGAGCCCGAGCCGAACGATGTTGCTGCTCGCATCATCTCATCGTCATCAACTTCGGTATCTTCTTCGGATTCATCATCATGTTTCTCAAGTACTGGCATTTCCCAGAGATACATGAATTTCTGCATCTTGGAATATCGATCCAGGATGCGATAGAGCAGGAGAAGAAGTTCTGCGTTGAGCTCCACAGGTTCACCGGTATCAAATGCAGCCACCCTTGCTGTCTTGATGACAAAGTCTCCACGGTAGATGTTGTAGAGATACGCCATCTCTTTTTCACCCGTTGGAGAAATCTTGACGTCACCATCGAAGAACGATGCAAACAGCTGAAGGACCCCATCCATATCCAGATCATCTTCGACATTAATGTCGCCGATATCTCGGATGTAGATGGGGATTTCTACGTGACGTCCGTTGCGATCGACGAACTTCACGTAGACCGTATCCGCATCAAACTTCGAAAGTTGCATCTCAATCACAATGTGATTTGGATCCAGGTTTGATTGCGCGGATGTACCACGGTCCTTCTTTTCCTCAGTCGTTGCCGGATGAACGGTAACTGTCGGTTTCTCTGACGGGATTTCTGTTTTACTCGGTGTCAGTATTGCAGCACCGAGCACTTCAGCAAATGCGCGCTGCAGTTCGGCATCCCATTCCTTCTTGCAATAATATGCAAGAATGGATTCTGTGATGTCGCTCGGAAGATCGACATCAACTGTACGCGTTTCCGCATAGTCTGAGACGTAACGGAGTGTAACTTTCTGCTGTTCGCTCTCCAGTTTACACGTGCCGCTGTACTTCTTGCCGACTTTGACAAATCCGGCCGCCTGCATAATGCCATGATAGATGGCATTTCCGCAGTCCTTGCGATAGTTAGACAGCGGACTGTCTGGAAGAATGATTTTCTCCGTCAGAGAATTCGCAATGTCCGACGCCAATGGCTGGAACATGCGAACATCCTTCAATGGACTTTCTGCCAGTTCAACCGCATCCCAAATTTCATCCAGGGTCTCATCCTCTGGCTCCGGATTGTTGACAGGGATTGGGGTAGTGACAACCTTCACTGGTGGCTTCGGAATATCATCCGTCGGGATGGACTTCTTCAGCGGAATGAGATTGACTTTGATCATTTTCAATTTTCCTCCTTAAACTAGACCATATCCTCTATCAATAGAATATATAATTTATAGTGGATATGGCATAACGAAAGTATCGGGTTCATCTTCGACTTTCTCTTCTTCTACTTTTTCGACCACCTCTTTCTTATTTCGTTTTAGATAAGAAGATCTCGCTTCATCCAATACCATATTGGTATGAGAGTGTGTAAGTAGATATCCTCGATCAGTGAGCTCACCGATTTCATGATCATGAAGATCATTTCCGATTTTTAATCGGATATCGGAGAAATCATACTTCTTTCCGCAATGTGGATTATTGCAGAAGAGATAGGTGAAATCATCGTTTGGTGTCAAGATACCAGTTCCACATTTATCACATGTGAACAGTTTGGATGATACGCGGTATACATATGCAAAATCCAAACACACGGGTTCTTCCGTACCAATTCGAATTCCCCAGTTTGAATAATTCTTTTCAGCAATTCCAACATCGCCAATGAGAAATACGGAAGACCAATTCTTCAAAATCTTTCGAATCTTATCCTCGTATTGCTTCATCTCCAGATAAGATCCAAATACCTGGATATATTCGCAAACGAGAATGGTATAATTTGAAGATATTTCATGAACTCGAATTACCCCCGGTTGAAGCAGCTTTGCCATAGCAAATTCTTTTGCATTATCAATCTTCCCATCCGCATCGGTTGCGAACTTGATAACATATCCTTTGAGTCGAATTGTATATCGATTTGTCCCCGGCCCCAATTGTACAATATCATCGATTCCATATTTTCGCAACAACAGAATGAGCTCTTGATGTTTCTCTTTATTATGGATATCTCTCCGCCTACTGAGTAAATCCAGTTCGACGCGTAACCCAAATGGAATGATTTCTTGAATTAGACTTCGAAGAACCTTCTCCATTACACATTTCCTCCATCAATCAAATTTATCCGACATATACATTTGTAACATGCGTACTTCATCCATACCGACAATCCATTCAATTTTACCAATATGGCTGTGGATGACATATTCCAATACCGGATATAATTGTAGATCCTTCATCAGTAATGACTCCCATTTCCGTTTTAGGAAGGGAGCCATTTCATAGATGGTCTGGTATCCGACATACCCATTGCAAAGATCGGCAACTTCATCATCCAAGAATTGTCGTTCCGCATCTGTGACCGGGAATGGTATTGTTATTGAACCTTTCTTCCGCGGATGCTTTGTCATCAAATATCCAACTTTAATTTGTTCATACATGTAATTGGATATGAAATCACGAGCATCTTCGTATGTGGTATCGATTCGTTTCAATTTCATTCGTTTCGAATGATGAAATTTTAGATACCATTTTGCAAGTTCTTTATCATCCGTCCACGCATGCGTGATGGTCTCCTGAGTGTCATCAAACGTAATGCAATAGATGGTGATCTGATCTCCTTCCGAATAAGTTTTCATTATATCACATCCGATCCCTCATCACTTTAATGAAAGCTTCTGCAGAATATATTATCTTAGATAATAATCCTGACGATAAATATTGATTCCGCAAAGGAGCTTTCGCCAACATCATGGATAGTTTCGTATCATAGTCAAGAGAAGAGATATCATCGTATACTGCATCCAGATAAGCACGTGTATCATCCTCTTCACTCCCATACATCTCCTCCAACTCATGCGGATAATATCCAATCGTTTGCAATGGAATTTGATATTCATCCAGTAACAATTCATACATCGTTACATATGTCTGGATATCATTTCCATTGTCCACTTTATCCATGGAGCAGTAATCTTTCAACTGCAATGCCAAATCTTTTTCAAAGAGATTCAATTCGTGCTTTGTCGTTAAAAGAATCATATCGTGCCCAGATTGGGATGGAAGGGATATCGTATCCAACATATAGAGAGATGCATTCGTATCCAATACTCCTTCCATCAATTCCAGATCATGATATTTCCCAACCTTTACAAGATATTTGGATTTCTTTCGCTGTTTCAAAAATGTCTTAATTGCTTTACGGTAGATAGACCATCCGTAAAATTCTTGCTGGAGCATTCCATGCGCTCGGATGAATAGAAGATATACTTTTTGATCGGAATCCACATGACACCCCTCCTTCCATTATAATATATAAGATAATGGGTTGGGGTAAATTACCCCAACCCTATTGCATTGTAATGAGTTTCACGAATGGTGTTACCACGTGGATCCAATTATAGTATGGATCAATTTCCATTGATTTATTATTGAATTCGAGGTAGTATGCTTCATCCAACAGATTTGATTTATATCGGCGGATGAATGATTTTAAATATCGTTTCACCCCACTATCATGCGTTTCCAATTTTCCCATCATATCATTGATAAACGCAATCATATAGAGTTTATGTTTGTAAATTCCGGATTCACCGATCCCTTTGATATCCAATGTCTCATCATTATAGTATAACTCGATATTATGATTCTCAACAAATCGTAAATATGAACTATACTCATTCTTGATGCGGAATTGAATCATTCCAAATTTTGTTTTGAAACATTTTTTAGTGATGAAGAATGCATCCTTCTTAACGGAAATGATTTCATCATCTTGGATATCATTCTCCATTAAGAATATTTTACGACAGTATGCGAATTTCTCTAGCAGACGTTTCGAGAATTCTTTATCGTCTCGCTGGAGTTTTCCGATTTCAATGGTTTGTTTCATCTTTTCCATCTTAGATAAATCACGAATAATATCCTGGGATAATAGATGGAATTCATTGATAATACTAAACCCCGCATTCTTCATATCATATTCATAAATTGGATGATCAAAGAGGTATTCGATATCCGGATTCAAATAGGTTGTCATATTTGGTTGATACATATTTCACCAACTTACAACTTTTGATATTCTTTCTTTGATAGTTGTTTCCATGCATGTTTAGAATCATTCCACTGGCGATCGAGATATCGCAATAGGTATTCTTTGCATGCAGGGTCAACAACTTTTACCAACACCTCAATGCGATTTGCAATCTTCGGGGAACGCAGATCCAAAGAACCAATATAAATTCTTGGATTCTTTTTTCCAAACTGGTAAATTCTGGCATGCTCCAGTTTATCCCACACAATTGACTTGATCGTCATTTTCTTCATGTATGAATTTGGAAATCGTGCACCAGAACGAATGATTGCATCAATTTTTACATCAGCATGTAATGCATGTCCAATTTTTCCTTCCAGATATTCGTCATCAATCCCATTGCATTTAATTCGAATATAACCATCCTTTCCTTTTTTGATTTCATCATCAAATTCTTTGGTGAATCGTTCAATAAAATTATTTCCCGTGGCCAATACCTCATTGAATAATTTTAACTGCGCATCGGATGATTCTGACAACAATACGCGAAACAATCGTTTGATCGAACACACGATGGATGGATTGGTGGTAATGTATGACATATCACAATACTGAGATGATGTTGTTGTATTGTAATTTCCTGTTCCAATCTGTGCAATGGAAAATGTATCAAATTCCATCAGACATAATTTGGAATGAGTTTTAACTCCATATTCAAAGTTATGGAATTGAATCTGAACGCCGATCTCATGCATCCGTTTTGCCCACTGCATATTTCGTTTCTTCTCTCCGAATGCATTTAGCTCGATATTCACATAAATTTCAACGCCACAATTTCGTGCAATCTGAAATACTTTGAACAAAGACGGATTATCTCCAATACGATATAGTGTCATATATAGAGATTTCATTCCATGAATAACCCCATCGAGAATGAGATGATAGAAACTCCGAATATCATATTTTGGATATTCTAGAATGTAATCGTGATCAAGAATATCTTGGATAATCAACGGGTTCAAAGGAACTGGAATTTTTTCACATCCTTTGTTGAGATATTTCATGATACTATCCATATACAAATGGGGATGTTTCCAGAGAATGGGTGCGGATATGTATTTGCGTAGGAATTGAAAATTACCATAATAGTCAATTCGATTTATTTTTGGTCGACGATGATGCTTGATTACCCGCACAGAACATACATTTTTTGTATTATATTTCGCAATGATTTTTCGATGAATATCGTTAATATCAAACCACGATGTTCCATTCGATTTCTTTAATCGGATGATTCCAAATTGTTTTCCTTTCTTAAAAATGCTATATACTGCATTGGAATCAAATGAATATCGGCGCATCTCCTCTTTCTTTATGAATACAACTTTACTGAGAATATCATCGATTGATTTCATATCATGTTTTATATTCTGATAAGATTTCAAAACATCATCGATTCCTTTGATATATCGATGAAATTGCTGTAACATGATTTTATATAACGAGCCATGTATAAAATATTTCTGGCATAATTCGATTGCATTCGTATATGTAATATGATAAAAGAATAATTTCTTTGCTGGATTTGTCGCAATCAAACCATTATACCAAACACGATCTTGAAATAACAATTGCTGTAGAATCATAATGTATCCCTCCTATCTAAAGAATATATAATAATTAAAAAAATAAGCAGGGGAAATTTCCCCTGCCCATTCT